TAGTTTCTCCCCAATTTGCTCCAATGTCAATATCGCATTTGTTTGGAATGCATAAAGGCATGGAATTCTCCATAATTTCCCGTATTTCTTTAGCTTTTTCCAAGTTTGGCACGCTAAAAGCCAGTTCGTCGTGTACCTGAATGAGCGGCAAGTGCCCCGCTTCGTATACTTTGACCCACGCAGTCTTCGTCATATCGGCTGCGGACGCCTGTATGAGACGGTTAAGCGCTTTGTAGGTCATCGCACGCTTTAATCGCGTGGTTGCCCCGTGAGCCGCGACCGCTTCGTCGTAGGGCATAGCCTTATGCATTTCAAACGTGTCGGGCTCCCAGAGGTTAAAGCGGCACTTGCGCCCCTGCAAGGATCGTATGGATCCGCTGGAGCGACGATCTTCTAGTCTGCGTTGCACACCACTGTTAAGCTGCTTCAAAAAAGGCAGTTTGGTGTTAAATTGTTTCAGAATGTCTTTAGCTTCGTCCACGGATACATCCAACTCGCCTGCAAGCTTGTTCACGCCCATGCCATAAATGATGCCGAGCCCTACAGATTTGGCAGCTTTACGCTTGAGACCTGTCATTTCAGCAACCATTGTATGAAAGTCCGTATCTGGATTGTTCGTGTATGCATCGACCATGTCAGCTACGCCACTTAATTCCGTGTTTGTGCTTTTGCCGTATGCGTCTGCGTAATGAACCGCGATCCGAGGTTCCTGTTGCGAGAAATCTATGGACGCCCACTGCTCCCCTTCTTCAGGTAGGAACAGACTTCGGATCATCGGACCGAGCTCAGGATCCCGTGCAGGAATTTGCTGAAGGTTGGGGTTTGACATGGAAACGCGCCCAGAAACTGTGCCCCCGTCGTCGGATCTGATCTGATTAATGTGCCCGTGAATGCGCCCGTCTTTACCAACAAAGCGTAGAATGCCGTCGATAAAGGTGCCGTTGATTTTGTTGTAGGCACGTGCTTGCACGATAGCTTGCGGCAGCTCGTGCGGATGGTCACTTAGGAATTGTTTGGTAAATGACGGGGCGCCTTTTTCTGTTCTGGGATATTCGAGCCCGACTTTATCGAAGGCTTTGGCAATGGATTGTGCTGCCCATATTTCTACGTCCGTCCCAACAGTCTTTTTAATTTTGACCATTAATTCTTTTTCACGTTTCATAACGTGCTGTTTGCTGCGCTCGGCCTTATCCAGATCGACACGCACGCCCCGCATGGTCATATCGACGAGACACGGTAACAACTTGGTTTCGAGCTCCCAAATGTTCCAAAGCTCTTCACGATTGAGCATTATTTGAAAATGCTCCCATAGTTTCAGGGTCAGTGTTGCATCCTGTTCTGCATACTGCCCGACGAACTGGGCGGGCAGCTTCCACATTTCGCTTTTAGGATCAACGTTAAATTCTTTTGCCGCTGCGACCAGATCTTTTTCGTTTTTCGTTTGACCCAGATAATCGTAACCCAGCGCGTTAAGACTGTAACTAAATCTATTTTCGTCTAACAGATTGGCGGTCATCATCGTATCTATAATGCGTCCGTTGACCTCGAAGCCCATCGCACGGCACCATCCCAGATCATATTGCGCGTTGTGCATGACTTTATCACAGTCCGTTTTAAGGTGCGCTCGCAGCCATTTCGTGACGATGCTTTCGTCTATGTTGCCGCCGCCGAGGTGCCGCGTTGGAAAATATCCAGACCAGCCTTCGGTGGCGATAGCGTAGCCTATTACCTCGCCGTCTTTGGTTGGCCAGCCCGGACCTTTTTGTTTAATGTGCGGATCTTTTGTCTCTACGTCTATGCACAGAATTTTAGCCCCCCGTAAGTCTGGGAGCTCCGAAGGCGGAACCCACTCAGTTTTTGGCGTGAATAGTGGAAATTGCATTTTTGTTGTTTTCATCCTGCTCTCTTTGATTTTTTGTAAACTCTGCGCCCAGCGCAGAATACCCGCACTTGTCTATCCATGAATCCAGATGATCTATGGTCTCTAGTAATCGACTGGTTTTGACCCAATCCATCATTAATGCCACGTGTGCAGGGGTTATTTTACCATGACTTAGAAGGGCTGCACTCAGTATGAGGTTCCAGCCCTCAGCAATGCGCTCATGGTTTTCAAAAGCATCGCCATAATCTTTTGCGCGGTCTCCGTTCACAAGGTTGTCAGCTTGTTTTAAAACTTGTTCACGTTTCATTTTTTTTCTCCCAATACTTACAATTTTCAAAGTTTGTCGGTATAATTTCTTTTTTGCGTAACGTGCTTGGAAGAACGCCTATATACCCACACCCACATTTACACGCACAAATAAGTTTTCGCCTTCGATCTTTGCGTTGAGGCGTGGCTTTCATAAAACCCATTATGTTTAGATTTTTACATATGCTTTGCGCTCTTGCAGTGCTTAAATTTCTTACTTGGTGACTGGTTAATTCAAAACGCTGTATCATTAACGGAGGTGTTGTCCACGAGTTAACAGGAGCAACTTTGGGTCTCATGCTATCCAGCATATTATTTGTTGACTTGCAATAAGGACAAAGTTGATCTGCATCTGAGGGAGAAATATGTGAACGACTGAATATATATCTATATGTTACTGACGCATGAGCTGAACACTTTTTACAGCGTATCATATAAGCACTTTTGGTTGCGGCTTTCCACGGTTTTTTCTTGCGTTTCTTTGGAGACTCACCAAGAAGAACAAATGAATTTGATTTTATTAGCTTTAATTTATCTAACGCAATTACGTTTTCCTTACTCTCACTTTGTAATGCCGCTTCAGATAAAACTGGCAATTCGAAATGCATCAGTGCTGACTCTTCATCCCTATACCAAGTAACTCCGCTTTCCTCTATCTTCAGTTCTTGCCTACGTTTTGCATTAAAGTGTACTTTCTCCCCGAAAACAACTCTCGCCGCTACTCTATCTATTGGAGTTGTTTTTGGGTCAATTTCGCTCGCAATAAGTTTAGTTTTCATATTGTATAACTCCTTAATACGTCTTCGGGTTCAACGATGTATAAATTTTCTCTTGTTCTTGTTACAGCCACGTAAAAGACACGATGAATGTCGTCCCCTCGTTCTTTCAATGCGGCGGTAGATAGATCGGTAAACAAAACTACGTTATCCGCTTCTCCACCTTTTGCCCCGTGGATCGTGGATAATCTTATGCGGGGCACGGCATTAAACTTTTCTTTCCTGCGCAACAGCGATGTGATGTATATCTGATCCACCACGGGCAGCTTATCCATTGCTTCGTGCCAGATCATGGTATCGTCAGCTCCGAGCCCATACTGTAGTTGCAGGGTTGGCAGATCAAA